GGCTTTCCTCACAAGCCTCTTGGCTGTGCAACCACTCTCATTCTTCGGGTCTAGCACCCACTATTTCTTATCGTCCATAGTAGGCCCGACGACGTTTCGCGCGGTGTGGCACTCAGACCAACCGTGCCCGTACGCTGGGGGGGGTTCCGACTCTCGCCACAAGCTGTCCTGATCGAACAACAAGCGGTCGGGAATCGCAACGGACCGCACGCCAACTTCTCGCGGTTGCTCGAAGGCTTCTCTCTCTAGCCTTCGACGCCGATTCACATCACCAAGCCTGGCACCAGAAAACTGGGAGCCACGGAAAGTCACGGAGCGAACCGGTCCACAAACAGGTTCAACCCTCCTAATGGAGGAAAGGGCAAGGCAGTACTGAAGCGCTGCCTTGACGCGACAGTCGCGGAAGTCCAAAGTGAACTTCCACGCTGACGTCTCCCTCGCCGCCATCTGGCGGATCTCTGCTGTCGTCTCCTCCTCCGGCAATCGGGAAAACTCCTCCGAAGAGAGAGTAATCCCATGCCCAACGGGCGGAGACGGGACCGGAACAGGCTCAGGATCGAAAAGAGCCAACTTGAAGAGTCCTCCAAGTCTCAATGCAAGTGTCCCCCGGAAACCAAGTTCATGAAGAGTCAATCTAGTTGACCGCAACGAGCGAAGTTTTGAGCGGAACCAGACCAACCCTGCGCGGAAGCGCTGGTTACTGGTAACACCTGAAAGAAACAAGGAGAACTCCCTGCCAAGCGAGTTCACGAACTCGGACGACCGTAGACGGCCGAAACGTAATGTAGGCACGACCCGAAGGTAGCCACCTACAAAACGTAACAGAGTACTGTTCAGAGAACCGTACTCACCGTCAACAGAAGTCTTTGTTCGCTCGACCTCGAGCCCAAGCTCCCCAACCTTCCCCATCCACACGTCCGAAGCCTCTTTCGTCGATTGAAAAAGTATGTCGTCCCCGTTTATCAAGCAGGGGGCGGATACCGTCTCTTTCCAACTCAGCCCTGCATCGCGCATCGCATACAAGTATGCGATCCGGTTCTGCAGGCAGAGAAGAGGAAAAGAGAGGTAAGAGCCCATCATCTGCCCGATGGAAGGACGACCTACATAATGTCTCGACGAGAGAGGGCAGCTTGACGGACCGTCGATCCAATAAAGGATCGGCCGGAGAATCTGCATTGCCCTCTCCTTGACAGAAGCAGGAAGGACGGTGGAAGAGGCAAGAATAGTACCCAGGATCACTTCTGCGACTTCGATCGACAGATTGTCGGTTGCCGAAGCGTAGTCGCCTGATGTGAGGATACCCTTGTCTTGGTGGAACCCCGCTTTCGCAAGCTTCTCATCCGATACATCGCCTCGGGACAACCACTTACACCTCGAAAGGTGATTGTAGATTGTCTTGTGAAGCGGTCGGAGGAGAAGCTCGTCAGATGAGAACTTCGTCAGAGGACGAGGCTTCCCAGCAGACTGGACGACAATCAACTCGGCCTCGGGAGCTGGGCGATTGGGCCGTGACGGACCACGGAGAGCTTCCTGTAGAAAGCTGTCGTGATCGATCCCGGTACCCAAAGCCCCGCCCTCCGATCGAGTTGAATCGGTTGTCGCGCTAAGCGGCGGAGATGTGAGGAGAACCTGCTCCTCGTAGCCCAGATCCCACCCCTTCGAAAAGAGGCGGGACGTTTGCTGGGCTACAAATCGCAGGTAACCGACGGGGAGTTGACGTCTAGGTCGACGAACCCCCTCCACAAGCTTCTCCATCAAAGGGCCGGACATGCATTCGCATGAGTCCGGCAAACCTTTCTTAATGGACTGCCAGGCCATGATTTCCTTATGGTCATCACTCGGGCAGGAACCTAGAAGCTTCTTTACCTGGCGACTCTGTTCTAAGCAGTCGCCAGATAGGGAGAAGTTGGGGGCGGGATGTCCGAAGACATACCCCCAGTCAGCAAGAGCGCGGCGGACATACTTAGATGTCCGAGCTCGGAACGCGCGACAACGTCGCGGGGCGCTTCGTTCACCATCCTCGTTCTTCGGACGCGAGGGAGTGGGCGAAGTAGCCATCATAACCAATAATAGTCGTAAGATTATTATTG